TGCGTATATCTGTAACCACATTGCTAAAACGGATTATTGGCATAGCTGCCAATATCCAACAACAACCCATTGCCACAAGCAAAAGCTATGAAGTGGATTAGATGAGAACCTATATTGGCAAGAAGTCCAAGCTTCGCTAGTGTACGCTTTGGACAGAGAAAGTAAAGCAGTAGTGAGCTTTAATGTGGGTAGACGAACCAATCAAATATTAAAGCGAGTTAAAAAAAATCTTGAACTTTCGAATGCTCGAAAAATAAACACAGATAAACTGAAGAATTACCGTTATCTAATTGCTAAGAAAGTTCATAATACACATGTACATTCTACCAACCATATTGAACGGAAGAATCTTTCTATTCAAACCCACCTAAAACGGTTAAACCGTAAAACGATATGTTTTCATGTTTAATGCGTCTTCCTGTAGCAGAGTTGTATTAAATTATTTTACAATCAACAGCTTAACTGTCTTTTCATCCTCTCTATTTGTGATAATTTTTGTTTTTGAAAACGTCAATCGAAGCGAATGATGTCATTGCTTTTTTTATGCGTATATATCCATCAATGAAGGTGTATATTTACCGAAAAGTAGAGAATTATAAACCTAAAAATAATTTGAAATGGAAATAGTAAATATAGAAGCCCGCACATTTGAGGCTATGATGACTCGATTTGATGCATTGGAAAGAAAGATGAATTCGCTCCATAGCGAACAAGATAAAGGTTTGAAAAAATGGCTGGATAATCAGGATGTATGTCTGATTTTGAATATCTCGAAAAGAACTCTTCAGACATACCGTGATAATGGCACTTTACCATACAGTCAAATCAACCATAAGATTTACTACAAGCCTAATGATATAGAACTATTGACACGAAAATCAGTGATTATTAAATGAGCTATCCATGAATACAAATAATAATCCATCTGCAATTGTTGGGGTCTGGGAAAGCGTCAATTTAAATCCCACAATTATCATTACTCACAATTGTAACGGCAAGTACTGGATAATCATCCTACATATGAACGAGCATAGCAAACAGGCTTCACCAGCAGTCTTTGAGTTGGAACAAGACGAAATGGGGATTTTTATCTCACCTACAAAGAAACGACTAGAAATAAAATATGATTCCCTATCAGATACTTTGTCGCTTTCAAATTTTGGCGACTATATACGGAATTGATAAAAAAACACTAAAATCAACGAATATGAACAACGAAATATTGACGAGAGACAGCCAGTGGATTAAGAGTTTCTTCAAGTCATCGAAACGGATGCTCGATGACATTGACCTATTGGTAAAAAACAGCAAGCCACACTTAAACGGAGAACGGTTTCTTACAGACAAAGAAGTTTCTGAAAAGCTAAAAATAAGTCGTCGGACGTTGCAAGACTATAGAACTCAAGGTAAAATTGCGTATATCCAACTGGGTGGAAAAATACTCTACAAGGAATCAGATATAGAGAAGATGTTAGAAAGTGGGTATCAAGAATCAATTGAGTAGCTGTCAACAGCTGGTTGTTTATTTTACGATAATGGCAGAGGCTTTTAAAGCTCCTGCCATTATTGCATCTAGTTTTCAGTTATAAGGCTCTTTCTCTTTTTCTTGTTGTTATTTGATATTGCTGGTTCTTCTTGTTCTTTTTCTTTATTCCGTTTGAAATTCTGATTAAGCTTAATGCCTAAGGGCATAGTTTTATCCTCAAATACAGCATATTTGTCGGTAATTCGTTCTGAAAGCAACTTCATATCTTCATTTACCTTTTTGTTGGTAATCTTGGCATAGATTTGAGTGGTCGCTATTGACCGATGTCCCATCATTCTGCTCACTGTCTCAATAGGGACTCCTTGCGATAGTGTGATATGTGTTCCGAAATTATGCCTTGCCATGTGAAAAGTAATATGTTCAATATCGCACAAAACAGCTATTTTCTCTAAATTTTTGCAGATACAATTAAGTGATATCATGTTGAATACTTTGTCGCTCTTACGATCGTTTCGGTATTTGTCGATAATTTGTTTAGGTATATCCAACAAACGGATGTTACATTCGCTTTTCGTCTTCTGCCGTTTGATGTTAATCCACAAGCTACCATCCGTCTGTGTTGTAATATTTCCCTGCGAAAGATTCCGTATATCCGAATATGCTAATCCTGTGAAACAGCAAAAAATGAACATATCCCGTGTATGGCACACTTTCTTGGATGCTATATGAACCTGCATAATTTTATCTATTTCTTCCAATTTCAGATGTCTGCGCTCTTTTTCGGGCTGCTCAGCTATATAGTTTACAAATGGGTCACGGTTGAGTATTCCTTGATGAATCGCTCTGCGGATCATCTTTTTTAATATTATGAGATGACCTAATATCGTGTTTTGCGTCATCTGCCTGTCAACACGCAAATAGAAGTCGTAGGCATCAATAAAATTCAGATTAAGCTTGTCAAGAGCAATATCTTCCATTCCGTATTTCTGACTTAAAAAATTGAATAGGTGACGGTATGAACTTAAATAAGAGGAGTAAGTATCCTCTACCCTATTTACACCAACCCTCAACTTGAACTCTTGGTTGTGTTCATTAAAGAGCTTTAGCAACATATCTTGCTTTCGTCCGATACCGTACAACGCATTTTTGACCAACTCTGCGGTTACATATCCTTGCTTGTCTACCATCTCGGTATAAAACTTATTAATCTCTTGGGTAAGGCGATCGATGGCTCGGTTTACCAAAATGGATTGGCTGCTTTTACCTATGGCTCTTCCTGTCTTTGTATCCCAAAGGGTGGAATCCACATCTGTCTTGGCACTGAATTGGGCTACTTTTGTATCTATAGTTATTCTACCCATAACGAGACATAAACCGTTTTGCTTAACCTTGTCCCGATTCACGTAAAATAAAACAGTAAAGGTGCTACGCCGTTTCTTGTTGAGGTTATCATTATTTGTGTTGTTATCATTGTCGACATTCATTTTGATATTCTTGTTGTCATAGTTATTATCATTATTGATTTTGATATTGTTGTTATTGTTGCTGTTATTACTTTCACTATCCTGTTTCATGGCTTTATCAATTTTAGAGTTTTTATTTGAAATTCTCATTTTGCGTGTTGTTTTATTTTGCTAATTGGTACTTGTTTTCTATTCGTATTTCGAGGGCTTTCATATCCTCATTGATTTTGTCGTTGGTAATCTTGGCATAAATCTGTGTGGAGCGTAAATCCCGATGTCCTAACATACGGCTCACACTCTCAATGGGAACACCTTGCGAGAGTGTAATCTCACTCGCATAGGTATGTCGTCCCATATGGAAAATCAACCGTTTATCTATTCCGCAAAGTTTGGCTATCTTCTTTAAGTTGATATTCAAGCGTCCACAGCTCAACATTAAAAGCAGCTTATCATCTTTGGTGAGTCCTTTATATTTCTCAATAATTTGCAAAGGGAGTTCCAGTAAAGGAATGTGACAGGGTGTTCCAGTCTTCTGACGGCTCGTGGCTATCCATAAAACACCATCATCGGCTCTAATAAGGTTCTTTGGGGTCAGATTACACATATCCCGAAACGCTAAGCCTGTAAAACAGGAGAACAGAAACATATCGCGGGTCAGGTATCGGTTTGGATGATCCAGTGGGGTGGTCATTATTTTATCCAACTCGGCACGGGTAAGGTATTTTTGTTCTGCTTTGGGTCGTTCAGGTGTATAACCATCGAATGGGTCACGGGTAATAATACCTTCATGGATTACAAGTTTTATCATCCTACGCATAGTGCGGGTGATACCCAAAATGGTGTTGGGTTTAAGTTGTAATTCAACACGCAGGTAGAAGTCGTAAGATGTAATAAATGAGAAGTCCAATGAGCTAAATGGAATATCTGACAAATTGTACTTTTTGCGAAGGAATTTAATCAGATGCTTGAGTGAAATATCATATAGTTGGTAAGTGCTCAACTCCCGATTAATACCAATACGTTTCTTAAACTCCTGGTTGTGTCGCACAAAATACCTGACTAATGTTTCCTGTTCTGTAGCGATGCCCTGAAAGGCATTTTTTACTTGCTCAGCGGTGACCTGCCCTTTGTTCTCCAGGATTTCTTTGTGGTGGGCATTGATTGATACGTTGATTTTATCTAAGGTTCGGTTTAGTTCTGTGGCTAGTCTGCTTTTGCCATTTGCTCGTCCCGAAGGAGTATCCCACAGGGATACGAGTATATTCATCTTGGCACTGAACTGGACCATTGTTTTACCCACTGTGATTCGTCCCATTACCGGACACATTCCATCTTCTTTTGCTTCGTTCTTTTTGAGGTAGAACAAAACCTTTAATGCATGTTTCATAACTCTCTTTTTTAGTGATTTAAAATTACTAA